GGAATTGATGAAGCGCGGCGACGTCAATCAAAGTTCATTCGCGTTCCTTATTGAAAAGGATAGATGGGAACAACGCGATGGTGTAACTTACCGAATCATTGAAAAAGTATCACGTTTGCTTGATGTTAGCCCCGTAAGCCAACCGGCTTATCCGGACGCAACATCGGAGTTGAAGCGCGATTTGGAAACGGAAACCAAAGAAGAAGCGAAAGCGGCATCGGTAGAAAATACCGAATCCGAAGATGTGGAAACCAAGGATGAAGGGCCCGACATTTATTTGTATAAAAGTAAAATTCTAAATTTTTAACACGATGAAAAACATCGAATTGCGCGGACAACGCGCGGAACTAATCAAAGGCGCAACGGCAATCGTTGACGCGGCACAAAAAGAAGGTCGTTCTTTGAACTCTGAAGAACAATCAAAATTTGACGCAATGGAAGCGGATGCAAGAAGCATCAAAACCCAAATCGACACTTTAGAGCGCGCAAGCGAACTAAAGAAAGAATTGGCCGCAAACGCTGAAGCACGTGAAATGGCTCCAAAGGCAACCAAAGCGGGTGCATTTGAAAAATACCTACGTAGCGGAATGAGCGCATTGAACGCAAACGAGCGTTCAGTTATGGCAGAATTACGCGGACAAACAACATCTCCCGATTCGGCTGGTGGTTTCTTGGTACCTCAAGGATTCAGCAACGAATTAGATGTTGCAACTTTATTCACTGGTGAAGTTGAGCGTTTAGCTAAAAAATTGAACACGGCGGGTGGCGCATTGTTGGATTATCCTACAATCAACGACACTGCAACTGATGCGGCTTTGACTGCTGAAGCGGCGGCGGTTGGTGTTCAAGATATGACATTCGCAAACGCTCAATTGAGTGCTTACAACTACGCAAGCCAAGTGAAAGTTTCAATGCAATTGTTGCAAGACAACGCATTCGATTTGAACTCTTTCCTTGCTGAGGCAATGGGCGAAAGAATCGCACGTGTAACAAATGCGGCTTTTTCTAATGGTACTGGTTCAAGCCAGCCACAAGGTATCATCACGGGTGCAACTTTAGGAAACACGGCCAGTTCAGCAACGGCAATAGCCGCTGACGATATTTTGGACCTTATCCACTCAATTGACCCAAGTTACAGAAACAAGCCAACCTTCGGGCTCATGGCTCATGATAATGTAATTTCTGCGATTCGTAGTTTAGGGCTGGGCTCAGCCAACGATTTTCCGATTTTCATCCCGTCGATGACGGCTGGTGAGCCGGACAAATTATTCGGATTCAACCTATACTACAACAACGATATGGAATCAAGCATCGCAACGGGCAACAAGACCCTATTGGCGGCAGATTTCAGCAAGTTCGTTGTTCGTTCTGCTGGTGATGTTCAGTTCGTTCGCTTAAACGAACGCTACATGGACACCATGGAAATTGGTTTCCTTGCGTCAGTACGTAAGGACTCTAAAGTCCTCGATAGCCGTGCGGTTAAATACTTGGCTCAAGCCTAATTATGAAAGTCAGATTTTTGAAATCTGTATCGGGTAACGGATTCCACTACCGCAAACAAGCGGTGGTGGAAATCCACTCCGATGAGATGTTGACCGATTTTTTGAATGCGGGTTTTTGTGAGGCAATAGCCGAAGCACCAAAAGCACGCGCAAAGAAGGCGGTGAAAAAGACCAATACAAAAGAAACACGCTAACAAATGGCAATTGATATTGTAACGCCCGCGGCGTCCGAACCCATCACATTGACGGAAGCAAAGAATTTTTTGCGCGTTGACCATAGCGATGACGACACTTTGATTTCGGCATTGATATCGGCATCACGTGAGATGTGTGAACAATACACGCGACGCATTTTGGTGACGACAACAATCGATGAATATTTCGACCAATTCCCACGCAATCATTGGGATGGTCAATCGAACTTGTTGTACTTATCACGCGGACCAGTTGCATCAATTGATTCAGTTTCTTATGTAGATGAAATTGGTTCAACGGCGGTGATTTCGTCATCGTTGTACACGACCGATTTAATTTCAGAACCCGCACGCATTCAATCCATCGGTGGATGGACAACGGGCGCGGGTGTTATCAACCAATTAATTGTTCGCTATGTTGTAGGGACTGATGTTTCGGCAATTCCAAAGCCGTTGATTCAAGGGATGATGTTGGTCATCTCTGATTTGTACGACCAAAGAATGGACCGCGTTCGTCAACTGCCAACGGCATCCGAATATTTGTGGAACCCTTATCGAATTTTTACATTCTAATGATTGACCAGTCGGGACAATTAGACCGCAGAATCGCGATTCAATCATTCACCGAATCAACCGATGATTTTGGTGAGGTGATTTTGTCGTTCACAACCTTGGCCAATGTTTGGGCAAAGGTCGTGGAAACCGGCGCGCATTTTGGTGAAGGTGAAGAAGGCAACCAAATGGTTGCAACCAAACGTGTGGAATTTTTCATTCGTTACCGCTCGGATATAAACGAGCAAATGCAAATTGTACACGACAACACAACCTACACAATCGAAGCGATTTTGAATGCAGACGCACGCAAGTCGTTCCAAAAGATTGTGGCAAGATTTGCGGACTAATGGGAACAACGGCGGAAAGAATGATGTCGGCAAGAAGCAAACGCACGGGCGGTGGTTCGGGTGGTGCTTTCATTGGGTTTGATGAAAAGGATATCAAGAAGGAATTCGAACGCGCTTTCAAAGAGTTGGAAAACTTACACGATGGCGTCACAACGGCGCAAATCCGTCGCATTGCACGCAAGTCATTGAAGCCGATGTTGAAGGGGTACAAAGACGAAATCACGAACATCAGTTCGGGAACGTTTAAGGTGTACCGAAACGGCGGCATTTATGCCGAAATAACCAAAGGCCAATTAAAAAAATCAATGGGCATCATCACCACGCGTGTGAATCGTGGGGCGACGTTTGCATCATTGCAAGTTGGCCCAAGGGTTAAGCGTACATTTAGCGACCCGGAAAAAGGTGGTTGGTTCGCGCACTTTTTGGAATACGGATATTTAAGGGACGGACAATATAGCGGACCAAACAAAGGATTTGCCAAACGCGCACGAACGAAAAATTCGGGTGGCGTTGGAAACGAGTTCAAACGATTGATGCGTTCATTCTTGAATAAACAAGTAAAAGCCGCACGAATATGATTGGGAAGGTTATCAAATCAAAGTTCACCAGTGATTCAGCATTGAACACGTTGTTTGGTGGACGAGTGTTTCCAGTGATAGGAGCGCAAACAAAAGCGACGCCGTTCGCGATTTACGAGGTGGCAAACATTTCCACAAGTATGTCGAAAGAAAGCGATTCGCATATTGACGAAATAGATGTTCGAATCACGTTGATTTCAACAAAGTATTCGGACACACAAAACGCCGTTGAATACGTTCGTAGTGCATTCGTGAGAATGAACCAAACGATTGGCGGGGTGAAAGTAAAATCGTGCGCCTTTGAAGGCCAACGCGATTTGTTCAGCGATGATGAACGAACGTTTGGGTCACAAGTTGATTTGAAATTTCGGGTTTCACGCGATTGATTTACTAAATTTAAAAACGATAAAAAACAACTAAAATGGCTTCAACAAGCATCATGAATTCAACGGATGTTGTGATTCAAATTTCAGAAGATGGCGGAACAACTTACGACATCATTGGCCGTGCAACATCGGCATCATTAAGCACATCAATGGAAGTGCGCGACACCACAACAAAAGATTCAGCTGGATGGCAAGAAAATTTGGAAGGTTTGAAATCTTGGTCGCTTAGTGGCGACGGGTTGGTGACTTACTCAATCTCGGGTGATTACGACACACCGGATGACCTTTTCACATTGTTGTCAAACCGCACACTTGTCAAAGTGAAGTTTGGTTCTGCAACAAGCGGCGAAATCGACTACACTGGCGACGCATACTTGACAAGCTACGAACAAGAAGCGGGCGTTGAAGAGAATGTTTCTTTCTCGTTCGGATTCACGGGAACTGGCGTATTGACTCAAGCATCCGTTGCTTAATCAAAAATGATTCGGGGCCGTCCGTTGGGCGGTCCCTTTATTACCAACAACAACAAAAAACAACAACATGACAACAATTATTGAAATCGGGGAACGTAAGCACGCAATAAGATTTGGATTTAACGCCTTGCGTGAATTCTCAAGAATGACGGGAACGACATTGGCGCAATTGGAAAACCTTGGCGACGATATGACTTTGGACCAAGCAATAACATTGATGTATTGCGGATTCAAAGACGGCGCAAGAAAAGAAAAGGCACCATTCCGCTATGATGTGGCTGATGTTGCCGACTGGATTGACGAAGATGAAACATTGATTGAAAAGGCGTTCGCCGTCTTTGAAGAACAATTTTCATCGGGTAATGAAAAAAAGTAAATGACCGAACGTCGCAACAAGGTGACGTTGCAACATGGGACACGTTGGAAGCGTTCGCGTTCGGTCAAGTTGGATTGATGCCGTCCCAATTTTATGACCTATTGCCACGCGAGTGGGGCAACTTGGTTGAAGGTTGGAACGAGCAACAAAACCGAAGAGAAAAAACGGATTGGGAAAGGACGCGTTGGATGACAACAATTCTTTTGAATCCACACACAAAGAAGCGCATCAAGCCAAAAGATTTGATTGTGTTTCCTTGGGAAAGCCAACCGAAAAAGGACCGCAAGGTTTGGACACGGGGCGAAATATTAGAAGTAATAAACGAACGCAAACAACGCGCAAAAGCCAATGGCAAGTCTTAGTTCATTAAATTTCCGACTAACCGCGAACATCGCGCCATTCCGTAAGGGTCTAAACAAGGCCGAACGTTCAATGGACAAGTTCGGTCGTAAGATGCAACAAACGGGCAAAAATTTGTCCATGAAGTTGACCGCGCCACTTGCCGCGTTGGGCGCAATGTCGTTCAATGTATTTCGAGATTTTGAACTTGAGATGGCAAAAGTCAAAGCCGTATCGGGTGCGACCGCTGACGAGTTCAAATCCTTATCGGATAACGCCAAAGAATTAGGACGTTCAACAATCTTCAGCGCACGCGAAGTGGCTGGACTTCAATTGGAATTTGCAAAACTTGGTTTTACGGCCAAACAAATCACGGGTGTTACTGAAGCCACATTGAATTTGGCGCAAGCATCGGGAAGTGATTTGGCACGTTCTGCTGAGGTAGCGGGCGCAACCTTACGTGGTTTTGGTCTTGATGTTAATCAAACGACACGCGTCACGGATGTGATGGCGAAATCATTTGCATCATCGGCTTTAGACATTGAATCTTTTGCGGAAGGGATGAAGAATGTTGCGCCAACGGCAAAAAGCGCGGGGATTTCCTTGGAACAAACCACGGCAATGATGGCGATTCTTGCCAATGCGGGGGTCAAAGGTTCAAAAGCTGGGACACAACTACGTCGAATTATTTCCGAAATTGAAACATCGGGAAAATCTACATCAACCGCGCTTAAAGAATTGGCCGCTGAAGGCTTAGACCTTGGCGGTGCAATGGATGAGGTTGGTAGACAAGCGCAAACGGCACTCATCACATTGGTTGACAACATTGACGGAATCGCGCGGCTCGATGAAGAATTTGCGAACGCGGCGGGAAGCGCGTCAGAAATGGCGAAAATCATGGATATGACGGCCGCGGGTGCATCCAAAGCATTGGGTTCAGCGGTCGAAGGTTTAGCGATTGAATTCGGCGGTTTGATATCGGTGGCATTGACGCCAGTGATTAAGAAGTTGACGCAATTTGCAACGTTCGTCAACAACTTGCCAAATGGTTTAAAATCATTTATTGCAGTTATTGCGGGATTAGCGGCGGCAATTGGACCCGTGATTTTTATCGCGGGTTCTTTGGTTCGTGTTATGACTGCACTTCGCGCGGCCACGATTTTGCAAACGATTGCAACGGGTGCGCTTGGTGTTGCCGTACAACTTGCAACATCGCCAATCACATTGATTGCAATCGCAATTTTTGCATTGGCGGCGGCATTCATATATGTTAGAGAAAATAGCGAAGCCTTTTCTACTGGTTTACGAAACGCATTCCGTGACGTTGCTAATTTTGTGTTGCCTTTAATTAATACATTGATTGCGGCATTTAACAAGGTCGCGTCGGTTTTAGGAAGGGATTCCGTACTGATTGAACCATTCGAAAAATTCCAACGCGAAGAACAACCGATTTTGAAATCGTTCCGCGAGGTGTTTGGCGGTGTGGCAAAAAGCCTTGGTTTAGTTAAAGAAACCGCAGAAGAAACAACGGAATCGCTTGGCACTTTGCCGCCGGTAATTGAAGAAATAAATCAATCAACGGCGGGCGCAACATTCGGATTGAAAAGAATGTCACAAGCGTTCATGGATTTGCCGAGAAAAGCAACACCCGCATTAATGGAGTTGAAGCCAGCAATGGTTGCTATTAAAAAAGAATTGGTTGATTTCGGAGCGTTGGCAGTTGATGCGGGAAGGGCAATCCAAAATCAATTCGCACGTTCACTTGAAAACGCATTCGGTGTATTAGAAGAAGGCGAAACAAGATTTGGAAAATTCAAAGAATCAATGATTTCCGGATTGCGAAGCCTAATCACGCAATTTGTAGCGGCGGCAATCGCCGCGTTTGCTTTAGCGGTTGCCGTTAGACTTGCCTTTGGCGGTCTTGCTGGACTTGGCGGAATCGGCGATATATTTGGAACGATGCAAAGCGTCGCCGGGTTTATGCCAAACATTCCAATGCTTGCCGAAGGTGGTGTTGTAACATCACCAACGTTGGCAATGATTGGCGAGGGTGGACAATCCGAAGCGGTTATACCATTGGATAGATTGGGTGAATTTGGCGGCGGACAAAATGTTGTCGTCACTGGCCGAATCAGCGGGTCGGACATTTTGTTGTCCAACGAACGCGCATCACGCAACCGAACAAGACAAAGAGGTTTTTAATATATGGCGAATCCAAAACTATTTTCCGAGTTCCGCAGTAGCTACGGACATTTTTACTTGATTGAAATTTGGGACGACGAATATACGGGAACAAGCCCGGACCAATTCAACGTCACGGGTGAAGGGTTTCAATTGAACTATTCGGGGCAAACGGACAATGTGTATTCCCCAATCATTGGGTCGTCGGTATCGTTTGGAATGTACGTTCAAGATTCTGCAACCAATGCGTTTTTGACGAACCTCAAACAATACCAGCAAGACCGCTATTTCGTAAAGATTTGGAAAGGTGAATTTAATGGTGAAGATGCCAACACTTGGTACAATACAACCAAGGTTTCCGACAATGGATTGGTGATGTCATTTTCACCCGATGAAGAACAAGTTGTTTACCTCGACTTTCATTGGGGTGGCTACATCGTGCAAGATATTATTGAGGTTGAAGATACCTCGCAACCTTACGTTCTAAACATTCAAGCAACCGACGGCATTTCAAAGTTGGCGGACACGTTATGTGGTACGTCATTTTTCCGTCAGTTTACCAACCAGTTCATCAACGCATTGGACCAAGTTGGTGTGTTGGGAATCTACGGAAGCGAACACCCCGTGTTGGCGGTTGTGTGCGATTGGTGGGCGCAAGAAATGACCTACAACGCGAACAACAATCCATTGGATGAGTTGTTTGCGGATTTCCACGCATTCGACACGATTGACGAAAATGGTGTTTTTACCAACAAAAATTGGTTTGAAATTTTGTCGCAAATGTGTACGATTTTTGGTTTGCGTTTTTACTATTCAAACGGCCAATACCGATTGGAACAATTGTTTCAACGCGCTGAATCTTCATTCACGGAACACCGATACAAAAAAGACAAAACAAAGATTGATTTTGAAAGTGGTGTTTTCTACAACAAGACCATTGACCAAACATCCAACAAGGCGCGATTGGCTGGAAACATCTTCAATTTCTTGCCAGCGGTAAACGATGTGGCTATCACATTGAATCAAGAACCAAAAGCAATGAAGGGTGTGACGTGGAAAAACGGCGTCGACCCCGATTTAGCGATTGGTTTGGTTTCATCCGCTTTGCAGAATCAATTGACGTTGGTGTTCAATCACCAAATCAAATTGTTCTTAAATGTCAATGTCAATCAAAACAACATCTTTGCAAAGATGAAATTGAATGTTGAATTGTTTGATTTCAACAACAACGTCACCTACTATTTAAAGCGCACATACACGGGAACAACGCCATCGGCACCCGTATGGACCACAACACAATCGGGTTCGGGGTACGAAGTTTTAATTGGTACGTTCCAAGAATTCAGCGGTCAAGTGACGTTGGGAAATTCCGATGTCATTCAAATCGGTGGACCAACGACAATCGTCACACCTCAAATTCCAACCGATGGTGATATGACAATGAATTGGGATTTTGTTGGCTTTGTCAACACCAATGGTTCCGTTCGTGGTTTAAATATCGGCAACTCGTCATCATATAAGATGACGTTGCAATCGGTTGACACATCATTTGGTTCAATACAAAATCAAACAACAAGAATCCGAGCGGTGTCGCCAAATGCCGACATCAATGGTTTGCTTTCTTATGAATTGCCCGAAACAAGTATTTTCACCGGGCAAGGCGAACGCGGTTCACTGGTCAATCAATACGATGTTGGCGGATTGTTGTTTAAGGTTCCATATTCAAATTGGCGCGAAGGGAATTCCGGTTCATATGTTGAAATCCAAAAATTGGTGTGTCAAGAATTGTTGAAACTAATGGATGAACCCGTCCAAAAATATATGGGCGGGATGTTCAGTTCCCACGATTTCCGTCAGCGTTTAACGTTCGACGGAAACAATTGGATTCAGTTGGGCGGGACATATTCGGCGAATATGGACGAATGGGATGGCGAATGGTTCGTCATTGGCCGTGCGGCAATCACGCCAACGTTTGACGAGGTAGTGATTCCAACGGACAACGTGAATTTTGGAAACGTTAATGGTTCAACGGGAAATGTTTCTTTTGACGGAATCGATGCCGTGAATCTTGACACCAACATTTTAGACGTGACAACCACGGCGAACGTCGGCACCGATTTGGATGTCGGTGGGGACACTGGATTGACGGGTCGTTTGGATGTCACTGGCAATTCAACATTGTCGGCCACATCAGTTG